CTTTGTGTTGAAAGTATGTCATACTGTATTTACAGTATGCTTAGATTATAGCGTTAACATTAGCCAATAGTGAAGCCGTAGCCAACACCGCCTGCCATTGCTGTTGATACTTCTGCTTCTAACTTTTCCATTTCAGCTTGTGCTTCTGCTTTAAGAGCATCGCCGTTAAGTGCCGAGCCGCCTTGTGGTCCTGCGATAGTAGCAAACTTCGAACGTGCTTCGCCTAGTATATACTTACAACTAGCAAGTGTGTAATCTTTAATCCATTGTTTGGCAAGATAATCAGTTAATAGTTCGCTATCAGGACGATAATTGTAGCAGTAAAGAAGTAAATTTTCTTGTGTTCTTGGACGCTGAAGTAGTGTTAGCTTTTTAGTTGCAGTATTCCAGTTAAATTCAATATAGCTACCAAACATTCTGCCTACAAGTTCTTGATGCTGTGCAAACAAATCATATGTTGCTAGTCCGCCCATATTTGAGCTCGAAAGCAAATAGGTATTTGTGTATGCTAAGTTGAATGGTTCAAAGAGTGTGCCGCCATCGCCGCCGCCGCTTCTTGATCCAATACTTCTACGGAAAAGTTTTCGAACTTCTACTACCTCATTTGGTAAAATATATTCATTTTGATCTTCAACAGTGGGCATAAACAAGTAGCTTTCTTCAACTGAGTTGTCACTTCGCTGTCTAAATTTACTCAATGCTTTAGTTAGAGCAGTTTCGTAATGTATTGGGTCGAGTTCTACATCAACCATGCCGCCGCCTAGAAAGGCTTCTACATAGTCAAATACTTCTTGTTTTTGTGTTTGCGATACTGCCATTTATTTTTCTCCGTCATAGTATTTATCTTTCGATAAATATGTGTATGCCAAGATTAAGTTTATATAAACCAGAGCGCGGTGCAGACTTTAAATTTCTAGATCGCCAAATCAACGAAATGTTTACCATAGGTGGAACAGACTTGTTTGTCCACAAATATATCGGTACCAATGATGGAACAACAGAAAAGGATCATACACAAATCCAAGACATGTTGTTTTTAGAAAATAGAGATAGAAAATACGATGCAGACATTTACACCATACGTGGCATTTACAATGTACAAGATATTGATTTTGATTTAAGTCAGTTTGGCTTATTTCTAAGTAATGATACATTGTTTATGACTGTGCATATTTCAAGCAGTGTAGATGCTATAGGACGTAAACTAATGCCCGGTGATGTAATCGAATTGCCGCATTTGAAGGATGAATATGCTCTTAATGATTTTAGCGTAGCACTAAAACGCTTTTATGTTATTGAAGACATTAATAGAGCAGCAGAAGGCTTTTCACCAACTTGGTATCCGCACTTATATAGACTTAAATTAAAACAAATAGTAGACTCGCAAGAATACAAAGATATACTTGATTTACCTGCAAGTGAAGACTATCCAGAAGATGGCACACTGCGTGATGTATTAAGTACATTTGAAGCAGAAATGAATGTCAACAATGCAGTAGTTGCAGAAGCAGAAGCAAACACTCCTAAGAGCGGTTACGATGTTGACGAAAACTTTTATACACTTGCAGTAGACGAAACTACAGGTAGAAAAAAAGTTCAACAAGTTGCCGAGGACGGAAGCACAATTACTGATAGTGCAACTCCTACAACACACGGCTACAAAGGACTACTGATAGGTGACGAATTTGCTCCTAACGGTAGTAGCTTTGCAAGTGGTATTAGTTTTCCACTAGATAGTACAGAAGGTGATTACTTTTTAAGAACAGATTTTTTACCGCAACGTATGTTCCGTTACGATGGAAAACGTTGGTTAAAAGCACATGATGTTAAGAGAGCGCCAATGAATAACGACACTACACAAACACTGCGTGGCTCGTTTATTAATGACATAGATTCGTTTATTTACGACAGGCACATTGCACAAGACTTTGTACGTTTAGATGTAGGCGACACTGTTATCGATACAGAAATAGCATATATAACTGCAAAATACATACAATTAGAATACACGTCAGACACAGGTGACGGTGCATTGAGATTAAATTATGTTGTTGCAGATAATGCAGGAATGCTTACTAGCTATGACGATAATGGCACAGAACGTGTGCGTATTACGTTGCCAGCCAGTGCTATTAAAGACGAAGGCTTGTATAGTTTAACTCTACACAATGAAAGAACACAACAGCGTCAAGCACTATCGCAAGTATTAAAACCTAAGGCGGACAACTAATGGCTGAACATTTTTATGATGGACAAATAAGAAAATATCTTGTACAGATAATGCGTCTGTTTAGTAATTTCAGTTATCAAACAGGAGACGGTACTGAAAAACAAGTGCCTGTAATCTACGGTGACTTAACACGTCAAGTAGGATCAATCCTAAGAGATAATTCAGAAAATAAAATTCCAAGTGCTCCTCGTATGGCAGTATACATTACTGGTTTAGAACTAGATAGAGATCGCACAAGCGATTCTAGTTTTGTAAACAAACGTCATGTTAGAGAACGTGCTAAAGATAACAACGGTAATTATACCGATGAACAAGGGCGCCAGTACACCGTAGAAAGACTTATGCCTACGCCATATAAATTGACAGTAAATGTTGATATATGGAGTACAAACACAGATATGAAACTACAGATTATGGAGCAAATATTAATGCTGTTTAATCCTAGTTTAGATATTCAAACAACAGACAATTATTTAGACTGGACTAGTTTAACAACCATAATGCTAGAAAGTACAACATTTAGTTCACGTAGTATACCAGTTGGAGTAGACAGCGAAATTGATGTTGCACAAATGTCATTTAGCACACCAATTTATATTAGTCCGCCAGCTAAAGTAAAACGTCTTGGTGTTGTTACAAATATTGTTACTAGTATCTTTGACGGCGACGGCTATTATGACTTTGAGAAAATGCTTGAAGGTACAAACTTATTCAGTATTGGCGGAATGACACCTCCGTATAAAATAAATGGCGATGAAGATTCAGATAAAGTTGTAGACACAGGTGCTAAACCTAGTGACGGTGATGGTATACTTGAACCAAGAACACAAATTACACGAACTAACAAACCTATTATTAAAAATCCGTTACAACATCGTATATTAATACTTAATGGTGAAATACAACTACTTGATAACGGATTGCCAAGCAATACAGAATGGGAAGATTATTTTGTAGAACTAGCGGGAACTTACAAACCAGGTTTAAGTATAATGTACTTTAGAAAGCCAGACATCAGCGGTTTAGTAGCAGGACGTATAACAATCAACCAGCTAGATCCAACTAAACTTGTAATTGACTGGGACAGAGATACATTGCCCAGTAATGATACTATACAGGGTCCTGCACGTAACACAAATCAATATTCAAGTGTAGATTACATTGTTGATCCATTGCGCTATGATCCTAAATCAGATACTTCGAAAGCAGGAGTAAGATTGCTTATTCTCGGTGCTATTGGCGGAGTAAATAATGCAGACGGTGCTGATGCCTGGAAGAATACAGACAATTCGGACTTTGTAGCAGGCGCAAACGATATTATCGAATATGACGGTGCTAATTGGCATATTGTATTTGATGCTAGTGCAGACTACTTGCCGTACAATGACGAAACAATTGAAACACTATACACTACAAACTTAAATACCGGTGTACAATACTACTGGGACGGCGAACAGTGGTTGTTGAGCGTAGACGGCGAATATGCCAAAGGTGACTGGGTAATTGAGCTAGACGGCTAATTACTAGTATGAACAAGATAGTTTGCAGTGGTGCTCTCTTTTACGCACTCAATACAAAACGTTTTTTATTCCTACACAGAGTTGGTGGCAAAACCGCTGGCACTTGGGGACTTGTAGGTGGCGGCAACGAAGAAGGCGAAACTCCTTTTGAAGGGCTTACACGAGAAATACAAGAAGAAGTAGGAAAGCTACCTAAGTTTGTAAAAACAATACCTTTAGAAACATTTGTATCTAATGATGAAAAATTTAACTTTCACACATACCTTGTTGTAATTAAAGAAGAATTTTTACCTACGCTAAATCACGAACACGATGGTTATGCTTGGACTAGTTTTGGACAATGGCCTAAAACATTACATCAAGGGTTGCGCAATACCCTGCAAAACAAAACTAATCTTACTAAGTTAGAAACTGTATTTCAAGTAATAGATTTATTAGAGGAATAAATGAGTAAAAATAATGTTATAAAAACAGATTACGGTTATGACGTTGTATGGACCGATAGTGAACTGTATTGTAGTAAAATATTAGTATTTGAGAAGCAAGGTGCTAAAACTCCGTTACACTTTCACAAAAGTAAAACTAAAACTTGGTTTGTTAATTCAG